GGGCTCTCTGGACAGGCAGCAGTGTCTGTTCTACGAATCCGTTACTAAACAACAGCGGGCTGTGCCCGCATATTGTAAGGAGATGCACCTATGCCACTCGGACCGCCTAGATTTCGTGAAGTTGTCACCAAGCTTGGCGATAAATCTGTCAAGCCTGGTTCCCTTGCTGGTAAAGTTAATACTTATACCAACGGGAAGATTACTAGTACAGTTAATCTTAACTGGACTGGTTCTCAGACTTCCATCAGGTACCAGCGTTGCTGGGATATAACGAACGTCCCTGAACGGGGCGCTAGAGGTTTAAAAACCTTTCGTTCTGGTGGTAACCTTACGATTCTAGACTGTACCGTTCCCGGTAATGATAGGGCTCCAGTTGTAGGCTCGAACTTTGGTTCGGGTGTATCCTGGGATAACCGACGAGAATATGTCGGTTTCTTTGGGCAACCGATTCTTTCGGACGATCCCAGTCAGTCGCAATATGCGACAGGCGGGGGTTCCGTCCTTCTGAATCACCCTCTGATCCCTACAATCACGAGTAGCATGGAGAACGCGGCCTGGAATATCAGGCCGAAAATTGAGAAAGCGAGTCTTGCGAACGCCATTTATGAATTAAAGGACGTTCCTGACATGCTCCGACAGACAAGTAAGTTCTTTAGCGATGCTTGGAACGACTTGTCTGGGAACTTCGGAGGAATTCGACAGCTGCCCGGTAGGGCGTCTGAGGACTTTCTCGCCTTCCAGTTTGGATGGAAACCTTTTGTAAGTGACATTGCATCTATTTGTGATGCAGTCATCTTTTCCGAGCAGTATATTAACGACATTATTGCCGCTAATAACACTTGGGTCAAAAGGTCTCGTTCTCTTGAGGTAGAGGACACCACTACAAAGATTGGTAGCTTCCTCGGCTACGGCTTATCACCGTCTGCCTTGGATATCTTTCAACTTTGTAAGTTAGATAGTTCTGGTGCCGCCGGTCGCCGTGAGCTCTGGCAGGACGTTCATCGTCGTGTCTGGGCTGTTGGCGAATTTAAGTTTTACCGGCCGGAATTTACTCCGCTTGACCCTGGCTTTTTGGGCCAGATCAAGTATGTAAACCGACTTATTACTTTGTACGGTTTACGGATAAATCCTACTCACCTTTGGGCTGCAATTCCTTGGTCCTGGCTCATCGATTGGTTCACCAACACCGGCGATTTAATTCGACGAATTGATGAACAATATAACGATGGGATGGTATCCAAGTATCTGTATATCATGCAACAGAAGTTGGTGACTGTGCGTTCTATTCACAGCATCTTCTTCTGGAGCGGTACGAAGAACCTTACGTTCGAACGTACTATATCCTCTAAACAGAGGCGATTTGCAGATAGTCCTTACGGATTCGTCTTGGGTGGATCACTTTCGGCCACTCAATTCTCTATTCTTGGTGCTCTAGGTCTCTCGCGAAATGTTCATTTCACGAGATCTTGAATCCTAGTGTCCAAGACACTGGCTATGGCTTTGAACCCGGGTTGATGGCTGGTCGCCACCGTCCGGTCCATAGTAAATTACCATAACTCTGGAGAATCAACTATGTTCGCTGATCCATTAGCAAACGTTACTTACAACGCCGTTGCTCAGACCATGCCTCGTGTCAGTCAATCCGGTCAACGTTCTGTTTACCGGAAATCTGACGGATCGCTGGTCGCCACGATTTCACATCAAGTTACCGGAGCTAATAAAGTCCGGTCGATGTGCCGTATCGACCGCAACGTCGACGTAAATGCTGACTTAGTACTTGATACTGAGTCTGCTTACGTTGTCCTTGAACGTCCCTTAACGGGCTTCTCGGAAACCGACGCGATAAATCTGTTAAGCTGCCTTTTCGGCATCTTAACAGGCGGCAGCAACGACGGTATGAAGAGGTTGAATGGACAGGAGTCTTAATTGACTCTTGTGCGCGTTTGCGCGTAATCAACCAGAAAGGTACTCACCATGAAATGGAAATCTTTCTTTAGCGCTCTCGGCCAGCAGGCAATTGTTTTGGTAGTTAATCAGGTTTTAACTGAGAAGCTTCCTCCAATTGTCCATCCGGTCGTGAGTGAGAAGATTGAAGCTGACGTTAACAACCTCAATTCTGAAGTTGCACGTCAGTTCTTCTCGCCGCTTAAGATTCCACCTGATGAACCTCTTACCCGATAGGGTATCTTCGTCTGTAGCGTTTACTTTGTTAGTGATCAGCAACGTAGCTCGATAGGCTTTCTCCTATATAGGAGCGTCTATGAAAAGCGACGTAAGTGATTACTTAGAGTTGCTGCAGGCAGTCTATAAAGACGCGTGCAGCCAGTGCACTGCTGATGTCTCAGTGCGAGATCTAAGAACAATACGATCTCGCGTCGAACATGAGGGAATTTCGTTTTTAACGATAACCCTCCCCGAATTCTGTAAAGGATTCGAGGCAGCCCTGAAATATGGCTGCATTGACCCGAGATGGCGCTCGACCTTCTTTCGAAGGTTCAAGTTCCATCGAGGAGGCCCGGTATTTCTTTCGGGGTTCCTCGGTCAAGTGTTCGACCTTGAGACAGGGAGTTTACGACATGATCAAGATTTACTTGATTCTCATCGCATTCCCCGTGTGGTTGAAGGTGTTAGGCAAATATGTCTCATCTTCAAGAAAATCCTTATCCCCTGTAAAGAGGAAAGGAACACACTCGCGATCGAGAAATTCATCGATGTTGAGCGAAGTTTTTCTAGTTTTCTGCTCCAAAGATCAGATACCGAAAGATTTCTTAAAGTATCTGATGTGTTATGGGGCTCTTTGGTATATGATTTATCTTATATACCGATTACCCCCCGACACGGTCCTGGAGCTACTGCAGAAGGTATATCCGGTAATCGGAAGTACCTGATGCGTAATTGGTACGAGAGACTCGATAATTATTTCCCTTTTTACGAAACGTGCTATGTTTTATCAGCACGAGACGTCGAAGGAATTGAGTCTGTTCCTCTCGTTCCAGAGCGAGATGAGTTGCCTGTTAAGGTTACTCTCGTTCCGAAGACTTTAAAAACTCCCCGGATTATCGCTATAGAGCCTGTATGCATGCAATATGCTCAGCAGGCGATTCGATCGGCTCTTTACGAGTCCATTGAATCTTCTGTTCTGACGGCTGGCCATGTTAATTTTAGTGACCAATCGATTAATCAGAAGCTCGCGATGATTTCCTCTAAGACTGGTCAATTAGCAACGATTGATCTTTCTGATGCTAGTGATCGGGTTCCCCGAGATCTTGCATTGGAGATGTTTCGATCATCACCTGAAATCAAGGGTGCTATCGACGCATGTCGTTCGAGGTATGCAAAACTTCCTGATGGTCGAATAATCGGCCCTCTCTCTAAGTTTGCATCCATGGGTAGCGCTCTTTGTTTTCCTGTAGAGTCGATGTACTTCTACACTATATGTGTAGCGGCTCTTTTGGAATTCAGAGGACTCCCTGTTACTCGTAGGAACGTTTTTAATTGTTCCCGCGATGTATACGTCTACGGCGATGATATCATCGTACCGTCAGACGCAGCAGTTTTTGTCCTTGACAACCTGCGCAAGTACAATTGCAGGCCTAATCCTGACAAGACTTTTGAAACTGGGAAGTTTCGAGAATCTTGCGGGCTGGATGCTTATAACGGGTATCCGGTTAATCCGGTTTACCTGCGTAAAGTCATCCCGAGGACAAAGTTGGACGTCACAGAGCTTGTTTCCTGGTCAGCCACTGCCAACCTTTTTTACTTAAAAGGCTACTGGCGTGCGGCTGAGTTCATGCATTCACAGTGTGAACGCATACTGAAGGTATATCCTTCAGTTCCCGAAAACAGTTCTGCGATTGGTCGTATCTATTCGGTTCGGCCTAACCGCCGTTATCGCCGTAATTGGCGATACCAAGTCCGAGAAATACGGGCCTGGATCGTGTCACCGGTTTTCCGAAAGGACCCGATTGACGGATACGAAGCTCTTACTAAGTCTCTTCTTTTACTCTCCCGCAAGGGAGAAGTACGAGCTGCGACTTTGGAGCAGTGGGCCAAAGGGGAATTTATATTCCCTTCTGATCCTCAGCACCTAGAGCGTTCAGCCATGCCCCGAGCATGTACACTAAAACTCGGGTGGGTGCCGGCCTGAATAGCCGGCTTCTGGGCTTAGAACCCAGGCGGG